GCCCGCCTGCTTCATGATCTCGGCGGGCTCCTGGGCTTCCTGCATGGGTGCTTCCTGCTCCTGCGGCGCGGGCGGCGCGTACTTGCTCATAGCCTGCGCAAGCTGGTTGATGTGCGCGGGGTGGATTTCTGCGGGCTGGTAGATGTTCTTTGCTTCCAGCTCGTCACGGGTCGCGGCGGTCTCGATGGTGGCGGCCCACTCGCGGGAGCTGGGCCAGATTCTGCCGTCCCACTCGCCGACGGTGTTCACGATTTCAGCGATTGCTTCGCGGGCGGTATCGTATCCGATCCGTTCCACGATAGCGGCGACGGTCTCGGCGGGGGTCCGGTCGCTGGTTTCGCAGTAGATGTTTACCACGGTTTTGATGTTCGCGCGGGTGGTCTTGATCTGCTCGCGGCGGGCGGTGATCTCGGTTGCATTCATTTTCATATTGTTTTCTCCTTTCCCTTGCGGGGCGTTCGTTGTTTCATTTGATGGCTTGATTATATATCCGATTAACTGTATTGTCAAAATGGCCGTTTTGTTGCGATTAACCGTATTTTGTATATGTGATTAACTGTATTTTATGCTGAAAAGTTCGCATTTGTACCACTTTCGGGAGTTTTTGATGGTTAATCACATATTTTGTGAAATTTTCAACAAATGTTAATCGTATATTTTGTACATTCTGCCGATGGTACAAACCGGCCCGCGCCGGTAGAATAAAAGGCAAGAAGCAAACGAAAGCGAGGATACATTAAAATGCCGATTGCGAAGAATCCAAACGGGGCAAGAACGGACGCGGAGCGCCGCGCGCATAATAAGTGGGAGCAGGCTAACCGGGTAACGCTTGGCGTGCGTATGGGCAAGGCAGACGGCGAGGCGTTCCGGGCGTGGTGCGCGGCGCGTGGTATCACGGTCAACGCGGCGCTCTCGGCCTACGTTTCGGGCTGCCTGCGGGGCGACGCGGACGGCGGCGCAGATCCTGCGGCCGAGATCTTCCAGGCGGCGCAGCCGGGGCAGGTGCTTGACGGGGCCGCGCTGGAGTCGGCCAAGGTGGCAGCGGCGGCAGCCGGGGAGGCTTTGCCCGCATTCGTGGCGCGGGCCGTCCGGCAGGCGGCGGACGCAGACGCGCGCGAACGCCTGCGCGCGCTGCGAGAATCCGCCCGCGCGTCCGCTGGAATTCCAAGCCCTGAACAGACGGCCCCCGGAAATTCTGGGGACCTACCATCTGAACAGGAAGGCCCGAAAACTCTGGGAGGCTGACGGCCTGAACAGGGACGCCGGAAAACTCCTGGGCTGATGGACGGACACCGAAAAACTGAACAGAGCGCCCGGAAAGCTTCGGGGTATAGCAGCGCTTAGCGAAAGCCGGGCGCTGCTTTTTCTTTTGCGTTCTCTGAAAATTTTTGCCGATGGCCGGGACAAATTGAAAAATTGCGTAGATATAAAGATAGAAAGAGCCGCGCACGAAGCGCGGCCAATGAAAAAGGAGCGAACGAAATGATAATTGATTTGATTCTTGATCGTAAAAACGGAAAAGAGTATGTCCCCGGCGATTTTTACACCGGCGTCATGGGCTACCTCGACGTTTTCCCGGAAATCGTGACGCCGATTGCCGAGGCCATGGAAAATGGCGAAGAATCCGACGTGCAGCGCGAACTTTGCGCTTACGTTGAAAACGGCGAATATAGCCGCGACATCTGCGACTATATCAAATCTGTGAAATGGCTTGAAAAGGACGCTGAGAAGCTGAATCCGATCTGCGTTGACTGCAAACGACGCGGCGCGACTTGCGACGGCACGACATGCCAAGCGTGGACGGGCTGCGTTTACCGCAAAATATGATACACCAGGCGGCGCGGTTGTGATTAACTTCCGCGCCCTTTTTATGCGCATAATTATTCAATGTTTTCGATGAACCAAGCAAACCAGAAGAACCGAGGAAACCAGAAAAACCAAAAAAACCAAGGAAACAAACGGACGGATCAAAACCGAGAAAACCAAAGAAATCAGGAATCGGGAAAAACCAGCAAAACCAGCAGATCACCGAAACCAGCTAAACCGAGAAAACTAGAGATTTCAGAAGTTGAAAAATTTTCGCAAAAAGCTGGGACAAATCCAAAAAATATGGTAGAATATAAAATAGAACATCAGATGAAGCAAAACAAACTACGACAAAAAATTGGAGGATGAACACCATGATTGCACATCTTTACCGCATCCGTTCTGATTTCCGGAACGTTCCGGATAAAATCATAATCAAGGCCAAGGCGAAGGAAAACTTCCCCGGTACTTGGCTCCACGCCGAAGTTGAACTTCCGGATTTTATCCGGGTGGCCGAAACCGAAGCCGGTGACGGGTTCCTGTTCACGCAGGACGAGACGATCACCACGGTTTACATTGAATCGGCGGAACGCTTGGACGGCGACGCTATCAAGGGAACCGTAAGCATTCGAAGCGTAAGCGGGCGCATTCTTGCGCGGTGTGCCGCAAAATGGCAGTAAAGGACGGGGGCAGCATGAAAAAAGCAGAAGAAATGACGGTTGAGGAGATCGTAAAGCGATATGATCTTTGCTGGCTTAATCCAGATAAAATTTGGGCGCGTATACTCCCGAACGAGCCGGCAGCGCGTGCTGAAATTATGGCGAATTTGAGAAATCGGAAACAAGAAATTTTGGCATACTTTGCAGAACGCGATGCAGCTAAGAAACGCGCCGCGCGGGAGTATCAAGAAAAAATCGACGCAATTTCCGGCCTTGCAGAAATTCGAGCCGCGTTGGCAGATCTTGAAGCCTGGAGCGAAGAATTCAATGCAAATATGGAACGCGGAGATTCCGGCGTTGGTCTCCGTCCACGGCCACAATATGACATGGATGCCATGCGCACGAAATATCCACGCGCAGCCGCATTTCTGGAAGCGGAAAAAATGTCGCATTCTCCACACTATGCGAAATCCGCCGCAGGCCGAAAAGCACTTGAGAGTATCGTCAACGGTGGAGACTACGCGCAAGCGCTAAAAGCCGCAAATGCTGAGTGGGACGCATACTTGCAAGAACACGTCTGGGATTGATGGGGGCGAGAAATCGCCCCTTATTTTTTCGATTGAGCGGGACAAGCGGCCGCGTTTCGGTAGATATATAAGCAGAAGCGAATACTTGTGAAGGAGTGATTACAATGTCAAAAGCAAAAAGTCGTGCAATCCCTTATCGTGTTTATAAAAAAATGTTCGCAGACTGCAACGCCTATGACTACCACGACGGGAAGATCACGGTTGACTTCCCCGCTGATTATCTGGCCTCGAAGATGTACACGCCGGAGGGCTGGACCGCAGGATCAAACTACGCTTCAAGCCGAATTGGCCGCACGATTTCAGGGCGCGAGGTTCGGGCAGAGATCGCGGAGCATTCGGACGGCGGCTGCAAGTATTACGACGCCGTTGTGACGGTCGGGAACACGTTCTTCGGCGGTTCTATGCGGACACGGGAATTTATACGTTCGTTCGACGCCGCAATCGCGTGGGCAGTTGAAACAGCCGAAAGTTTTTTGAAATAAGCGCACACAATTACAGCGCCGGAAGAAATTCCGGCGTTTTTTCTTTATCCAGTGCGGGACAAACGCCGATTTCCGGTAGAAGTAAAGATAGAAAGACAAGACAAAACGGAGGTACTTACTCATGACTAACGCAGCAATCATTCTTGACGAATCTATCCGCCTGATGAACGACGGCATTCTCAAAGGCACGGGCCGATTCCTCGACGTGGTAAACGAGGACGGAAGCACCGAAAAACTCGAAATCCCCGAAGAAATCCACACGTTCAACGCTTGGAAGCAGCGTGGCTTCATCGTCCGCAAGGGTGAACACGCTGTCGCGTCTTTCCCAATTTGGAAGTACATTAACGGAAAGCGCAAAGAAGCCGAAGAAGCGCTGGATGGCGACGACGAGGCGCGCGGCTACTGCCGACTGAAACTTTCCCATTTCTTCACGGCGGCGCAGGTGCAGCCGCTGACCGCATGAGTCGATCTGCTGAAATGCCGGGCGAAATTCGCCCGGCGTTTTTCTGTTGTTCGCCTCTGCTGAATCAATTTCTTGCCTACCATAAAAGCAGAAAATTTCTTGATTTTCCGGGACAAATCCGTTTTTCCGGTAGAAGTATAAGTGTAAAGAAAAAACAAAAAACGGAGGCGCAAAAATGAAACACTATTACAAATCCAGCGGCTTGCAGATGTTCTTCACCGGCGCAGCCATCGCAGTCATGTTCATCGTTATCCTGTGTGCGGACTCGCTCATCGAGTTCATTCTGTGAGAGGGGGCAGAAAAAATGGAAAACAAAAAAGCAGCATGGCCGAAGTTCGGCAAATGGGTACACAACGCCCAGGGAGAACCCCACTGCTCCGAATGTGGGGCAGAAGTCAAAGACATCACGCCGTTCTGTGCGCATTGCGGAGCCTGCATGGGCGATATTGACGAATTTGGCGGAAACGATCCCTGGATTAGGGTAGGAGGACAATGTGAAAGCCCGAAGATTGGGCAGCGGGTGATCGCTACGGACGGTGTATTTGTTGGAGAAGTTTATTACACTCACGCAGGAACATACAGTCGCCTTGGGAAACGCACTACACATTGGATGCCATTACCCGGTGTGCCGCAGAGGTAAGAGGAGTCAGCAACATGGAATTTATTGCGAACTACGACGCAAGAAACGTCTTCGGCTGTTTTGAGAACGTCGAGCAGCACGCCCTTGCATTTTCCAAAGAAACAGCCGCGAAACTGTTTGATTCAGGCATGAAGATCTTCCGGGGCGACGCAAGCACGCTGAACGCCCTAAAGATCTGTTTCACTGGTAGCTTGACGATCTGCATATACCGCGAAATCGCAGACATGGACAACGGCGTTTTTCGCGTCCGTATCTGGGACCGTCCGAACAGCTACGATGAAAAAACCATGAGCAGGCAAGCACTCAAAAAAATGGTGCTTTTCAAAATTTCGCAGGAATTTGCAGAGCCTGCCGAGCAGTCGGCGTAACCAGAACAGGAGGAAAAACCATGTTATACAGCGAGATTATCCGTAGCATCGACGAAATTTTAAGTTATTTCAAATTCCACAACAAGAACCTGACAAAAACGCAGATTGAAAAACTGTATGAACTGCAAAACCTGATTCACGAACTTCGCATCACGCAGGAGAGAAATAAATGAAACGAAACCAGTACCGCAAAACCTTTGAATTTTTCAGCACAGAACAGCAAGCCGCCGCATTTGTGGCGGCTCGCAAAAAGCAG